CTTAATTAAAAAGTAAATGGTGGAAAAATTTTACCTCCAAATACTCTACCAATTGGTATACTACGCTTCAATTGATTTAAAACGCCTCTACCTGTTCGTCTCAATTCAGGTGGTAAACTACTAAATAATCCACCGCCTGCTTTCACTTCGCCTGAAGATAGACCGCCAACTTTGCCTGTGCTGTCTATGTCCAGATTAAAGTTTAACCAATCTCTATATGCAAATGTAACTTCAATTGCAACAAACTGATTTTGGTTACCACTATCATATTGTATTTGATTAATCGCTGTTGGAAAACATTCTCTTAATCTTACACCGTATGTAGCACTATCTCTATCGTTAAGACTATCAAACTGTCCTAACTGAAATATATCTAAAGGCGATACATACTCATCATAAAAATTAAACATACCTGTTTGATTGTTATATATGATGTTTTGCCACGCCTCAAAAAATGTTCTTAATCTTAAAAATTTATCACCTATAAATGTCGCTGTTATGTCCGTGTATTGTACCTGTGTAGGATACTTATATGGTGCACCTGCAATACGATATGGACTTGTATTAATTGTTCTACCTGGCATTGTAATGTTTGTACACATCAAAGCAACAGTTGGTGCCAAGTCTTTTTCATAAGACAATGTATCACCTAACTTTTGTCCAGTTGCACCAGATACTTCTTGTCCTGCGTCATCAGCGCCAAAGAATAATGGTGAGATTGCTTCTTTCAACGCACCACCTTTTGGTAGTTGTATGTTGACTAAAAATCTTGTGTTTCTTGCAACGCCCTCACCCTTGGCAATTGCACTTCTAAATCTATTAATTGTAGTTTCTGGGTTTGCACGCTGTTTGATACGAGGATCACCTGGTATGTTATCATACTCACGCCCACGAGGGAAACCTATTCGTATATCAAATGGTCCTAATCTTTTGCCGCCTCTAAATATTGCCATTATCCTGCAATCCTTCTACTATCTCTATGTGCCGCTGTCATACCTGCTTTCTTAAATGATTGAACTGGCATGAATATTGCAGGCGCATAATCTATTTCATCTAATCTATAAAACCCACTTGCAAACTGTGATCGTAGATAATGTTTGATACACGGTTTAATAAGTTTAATATTTTTTAACTTTCTATAATCACCAGCAAATTTTCTTTTTGCCAATGTTTCTAACAATCTCATTCTCATTGGTATTGGTAGATAGTGAAAGTTTATGCCATAGAAACCACCTGGTGCACTATCTATAGGCATGACTAATGGAAACACATCATAATAAGGTAAGAGTGCCGCAGTTTTAGGGTTGTATCTAAAAAAATTAAGTTGATTAAAACCTGGTGTTTTGAGTATCTTGCCCTCTCTCATCAATCGACCTGCAGATATTCTACTTGCTAATTGTGATACTTTTCTACGATACCATGTAAGAGATAATTCCCTATCACCTACATCTTGTCTTATCTTATCAAATATTGTTGCCATACTTCTATTTATGTGGTCATACTAAATAATATTATGCGAAAGATAAAGAGATTGCCTCATAAAATGTTAGTACAAGGCAAGTTTAAACCACGATTTCCACAGAAATATAAAGGCGACCCTAGTAACATAGTATTTAGGTCATCATGGGAACTCACTTGTTTTAGATACCTAGACAATAATCAAAATGTATTAAAGTGGGCAAGTGAGGAGTTTTTTGTGCCATATAAACACCCCATGACAGGTAAGATAAGTAGGTACTTTCCTGACATATGGATTAAGTATAAGAATAAAGATGGTATTATAACAGAAACAGTATGGGAAGTCAAGCCAAAAAAGTACACCATACCACCACATATACCAAAACGCAAGACCAGATCATGGGCATATACCGCAGAACAATTTGTTATTAACACCGCAAAATGGAATGCAGCCAAAGAGTATTGTCGAAAACGAGGTCAAAACTTTCAGATAATAACAGAGGACCAACTAAAACATTGGTCAACTATTGCCCCACTTTAACATAAATAGTACACATGGCAAGTTTAGCAGAAAAATTAAGACAAAGGTTATTTGGTCAACCATCAGCGAGTGCCTTAACAAATAGCGCACCTATTCGTAACAGCAGACAAAGTGGTTTTACAAGTGATCCATTTGAAGGCACTGAACAAAACAAATACGCCTACGGCACACTTCGTTACCCAGATAATTTAGGTGAGTTTGAATTTGGTCATTACTTACTCTTTCACATCTTTGAAATATCACAAAGTAAGTATGTAGGACCACAATCAGAAACGCAAGAAATAAATTTATCAAAGTATGGTATGGGTGGTGGTGTCGCAGGTGGTAAAGCAAAGACACAAAAAAAGATTAACAAACAAGAACACAATTTATACTCACCAAGTGTGGCGTATAGTAATGACGCTTCTGAATTAAATGACATTACCAGAGACACAACCACAGAGAGTGGTGGTAGTGTAAGCCGTGCATTAAGACAATCTGGTAGACTAAAACGATCTACTGATACTATCGCACTATATTTACCACCTAACATAAAACAATCTGTTACGGCGAACTATAAAAATAGTGAAACAGGTCTTGCAGGTGTACTTGGTGCAGACTTAATTGGTGCGTCTAATGTAGATGATCTATTAAACAGACTTGGCACACAAGGTACTTTTAACACATTAAGAGACGCACTTACTGATACACTAGGTGTTAAGTTTGCCGCAAGTGTAACAGACTTTGTTACAGGTGGTGATTTAGAGGGCGTTATAAGAAAAGGTACGCAACGGGCATTGAATCCTGCGTTAGAGGCAATCTTTCAAAGCGTAAACTTTAGAGAGTTTAGTTTTAGTTTTAGATTTACACCACGAAACGAAAGAGAACTTGCGTCCGCAGATAGTATTATTAAGATGTTTAAGTTTCATATGTTACCAGAAAGAGTTGCCGGGCAGAAAATTGGCAGACATTTACTCTTTCCAAGTGAGTTTGAAATACAATACATGTTTCAAGGCACAGAAAATACATGGTACCCATTTGTAAAACCATGTGTATTGACCAGTTTGAATGTAGATTATGGACCAGGTGGTGAAAGTCAACACTTTAGACCAAATGAAGATGGTAAACCTGCGCCTACAGAAATGAACTTGACACTTAATTTTACAGAAACAGAAATTATTACAAAAGAAAGTGTTGTAGAGGGATATTAATGACTTATTTTAGTAAATATCCTGTCTATCAATACGACCTAGAAGACAATCAAAATCGAAAACTCATTACAGATATATTAAGACGAGTAGCGATGAAGGCTAATGTACTTGCAAATACGCAGGTGTTTGACAACTACACGGTCAAAGATGGTGAACAACCTGATATCGTTGCAGACAAATATTATGGTGATAGCACATTACATTGGGTCATAGTTTTAGTAAACAACATAACCTCCCGTTATGATTGGCCACTTGACCAAGTTGCGTTAAGTTCCTTTGTGAGTGATAAGTATGCCAGTCCTTCTGGTATCCATCACTATGAAATTAGCGCAACGAGTGGCGATACGACAAAAAAACTTAAGGTATCAAGTGATACTGAAGGCGCAGTAGCCGTGACTAATTATGAATTTGAACAGACAGAAAACGATAATAAACGCAGGATACGATTATTAGATAAGTTATATGTAGGACAATTCATATCAGAATTTGAAAAACTGATTAGGAGATAGTATGTCCAAAGAAATGCAATTCGCTGGTGATTATCAGTTAGAAAACATACTGGTTCATGCGCCATCAACAAACGGTTCACTAGACATCAAAGGCCTCATGCTTGAATTGAATGTCTATGAGAGTATATACACACCAAATCTATCTGGTAGTTTGACCATTGCAGATAGTGCCAATCATTTACAAAATGTACCATTTATAGGGCAAGAAGAATTAGAGTTTAAGTTTGGTATACCTGACAACGATTTAATTGATTTTACACGCCACCGTGCAAGAATAACAAAGATATCAAATGTTGTAAGAACAGAGGAAAGACAACAAGTTTATACCCTTAATTTTACGACCAAAGAGTTTGTACGAAACCTGCGTCATAAGGTCGCAAAGTCCTACAAGGGTAACGCACTACAAATCATACATGAGGTCCTCAAAGACACAATTGGTACAGACAAGAGTTTACGATTAGAAGATACGAAACAACGATTACAATTATTAGGTAACAACATGGACCCGTTCTCTTTTTGTTCTATGGTTGCAAAGAGGTCAAGTAGTAGAGACTTTAATACTGATGGTATGCTGTTCTACGAATCCCACTTTGGATATAATCTATCATCATTTGGGTCAATAAGTCAATTAGAACCTAAGATAGAATACTTTGTCAATCCTACAGACGATAGAGATACAGAGGCTGACATGCACAAAATATTAGAATATCGTATTACAAAGAACCAAGACTTATTGGCACATATAAAGACTGGATTACTCGCCTCAACTCACTATACATACGAACATACGAATAAGAAGTACAGTACCACAACACAAAAGTATTTCGACACATTCGCCAATATACCCTATCATACTGATAACGCTCCGATTTATTCACAAACACCCGAAGACGAGAAAGGTAACACCGTATCAGACTTTACAGAGGCTTCTATTACATACTCTACAAGTAATCCCTACCTTTTCACCAAAAATCCTGTAGATTTCCAAGACTACTCTAATACAAGTAATCTAAAACCTAGTAGAGTGTATAACTACCTGTCCAACGATGCTTTCTCCGTTAAGTGTACAGTACCAGGTAATAGTGTGTTAGGTGCGGGTGATGTTGTCGTATTAAATCTACCGTCATTAGAACCTATCCCAGATAACTCCGTAGGTCGTAATGTATATGACCAATACCTATCTGGTAGATACATATTGACAAACATTGTACATACATTATCAAGCACAGGTTACAGTACAACCTTCGATGCTGTCAAAGATAGTGTACCAATAAAATATGTACCAGGTGCAACACCTAGAGAAGTAATGAATAGATTGTAATGAAAAGAGATAGTGAATACCATAGACAAAAGAGAAAGAAGAAGCATGTGGCGAAGAGAAAAGGTCGTGTTGACCATAGAACAAACAAGAGAGGTAAGAGTAAGTAATGTTAGACTATATTTGGCATAGAATAAAGGCTATACGCAACGAGAAAGTGATTGATTTCCTTGACCATTTCACACCTATAGAGAGTTTTGACATAACACCATTTGAAGGTAATAGTGAGTTGATACAGATTGACGCAAAGGTAAGAAAGAATAATAAGTCTAGTGAAGTTAAACAAGGCACTTATCGACACGGAGAAGAGGACCAATGAAAAATTATTACGGTGTTGTAGAGGACCGCAGTGATCCTAAACAGTTAGGTAGGCTAAAGGTTAGGGTACTTGGCCTGCATACTGAGGACAAAACAATTCTACCTACAGAGGAGTTACCATGGGCCACAGTATTATCACATGATGGAGCCATGTCTGGCCTTGGCACTACTCCATCGTTCTATGTAAATGGCACTTGGGTCCTTGTAGACTTCTTTGATGATGAGAAACAAGAACCATATGTAATAGGAGGTATTCCTGGCATTCCAACACAGGAAAGAAATCCCAATAAAGGATTCTTTGACCCAGATGATGTATACCCTACCACACTTAATGTATCAGATGTCCATGAAAATGCAAGAGGACTTGTTACCGCAACGAATCCTACCAATAGAGATAGTATAAGAAAAACAGCAGTAGCCTCCGCAGACTTTGATGGCTTTGAGATTCCAACAGTAGGAGACAACCTAGCAGTAAGTGGTAGTAATGGCAGTTCTTTTGATGAACCTCTAGTAGTGAATGGCACTTATAAACCATCTTACCCAAAGAACCATGTATTCTCTAGTGAGTCCGGGCACTTGTTAGAGTTTGACGATAGTAGCGACCATAATCGTATATTACTATCTCATAGTTCAGGTTCTTATTTCGAGTATAGTAATGATGGTACTTTCGTTTCTCATGTTGTAAGTAAGATGTTTGAAATCGTTTCGAGTGATAAGAATAGTTTGATTGAGGGTGATAGTGTTGAAACGATTGATAAAGGTCTTAAA